ACATGACCGAGTGGGACGAGGATCCTGCCCACATCGACGGTCAGCGCTTGGAAGCGCTCGAATCGGGGATCGAGCACCATCTCAATAAGATGGGAGTAACGGCCCCGATCACCATGGCACAGGCGAACCATTGCGCTGCATCAATCGAACGTGCGGACCCGGGGATCACCTCCGATGCGGTCATGGATTACATGGAACGCCGTGGCATGATCATGTCGGAAGAAGGAGATGAGGCTGAAAATCTAGGAGATCCAACCGTGGATGCGCTAAAGTCTCACGGCGATGTTTCCGAGGTATCCTTCATTTCCCGGATCAGGAGTCTCGCCGGGATCTGAAAATATTTTGGTTCAAATCGTTAATTGACCGCACCTAGCGGTATAAATAAAGCTGTTATCAGGGAGACAGAAGGATGACTCCCTGGTATCCAAATCCGATTATAGGCACATGAAAGGCACACAAAATGGCACTAACTCTTAAAGAAATCCAGGCTAAGCTGCTTGCACAGCAGGCAAACAAGGACCGCGCACGTAACGGCGGTTTTGGCGGCGATAATGCCGTTTATCCCTTCTGGAACAACCCCGACAACACCGTTGCAACGCTTCGTTTTCTTCCCGATGGGGATGAGAACAATGACTTCTTCTGGCTGGAACGGCTGATCATCAAACTGTCCTTCCCGGGAGTCAAGGGACAGATCGACGGCAAGCCGGTCGAGGTCCAGGTACCTTGCACCGACATGTGGAAGTCGGGAACCTGCCCGATCACGGCAGAGATCCGTCCGTGGTGGAAGGACAAGAGCCTCGAGGACATGGCCCGCAAGTATTACCGCAAAAAGAGCTATCTCTTCCAGGGGTTCGTTTGCGATAATCCAAACAAGGATGATCAGACCCCGGAAAATCCGATCCGCAGGTTCATCATCAACCCGAGCGTCTTTGAATGCATCAAGAAGATCCTCATGGTCCAGGAGATCGAGCATAGCCCGGTCGACTACGACAACGGAATGGACTTCTATTTGGCTAAGAAGAAGCAGGGACAGTGGGCCAACTATGATGACAGCGGATGGATCAAGCCGGGTTCGATGAGCCCAAGGATGAGGTCCCTGTCCGAAATGGAGCGTGCGGCGATCAGCCAGCACGGTCTGTGGAACCTTTCCCAGTTCATGCCGAAGAAGCCGGACGAGGATCATCTCAACGCGATCATGGAACTGTTCACCGCATCGGTGAACGAGGAACTCTATGACGTGGATCGCTGGGGCCAGTTCTATCGTCCAAACGGCATGCGCATGGAAAATGCCAACGCTGATTCTGGCGAGACCACTGGTCGCACCACCGTGCAAGTTGCGGCGCGTGTTCCGGCGGCGCCAGCTTCCGCACCGGCAGTAACCGCCGCAAGCATCCTGAACAAGGTTGCTACCAAGCCGGTTGCTGCCGTGCAGGAATCAGATGACAGCACCCCGCCGTGGGAGGAGAAGCCGGTCGAGGCAGTTGCCGACAAGCCTGCTTCGAAGTCCCCGGAGGACATCATCGCTGCCATCCGCAGGCGCCAGCAGCAGAAGTAATCCAAGACTCCGGGGGATGATCGCATCCCCCGGATTCCACCTAAAATGAAAAACAACTGGAAGAAGGATTCCACATGAAGCCTTTCGATCTCTCGAAATTTAGGAAGGACATAACCAAGAACATACCCGGCATCTCGGTTGGCTTCCACGATCCAAAACATTGGATCAGCAGCGGAAACTACGCGCTCAACTATGGCATCTCAGGCGATTTCAAGAGGGGCATTCCCCTCGGTAAGGTAACCATGTTTGCCGGACAGAGCGGTAGTGGAAAGAGCTACATTTGTTCGGGCAACATCATCAAGCACGCCCAGGAACAGGGCGTTTTCGTTGTGTTAATCGACAGCGAAAACGCGCTCGATGAGAACTGGCTAAAGCCCCTTGGAGTTGATACGTCCGAGGACAAGCTTCTCAAGGTCAACATGGCCATGATTGATCAGGTTGCCAAGCTGATCAGCGACTTCATGGATGGATACAAGAAGCAGTACGATTCGGTCGATGAGGCTGATCGTCCCAAGGTCCTCTTCGTCCTGGACAGCCTCGGCATGCTGCTGACGCCAACGGACGTCAATCAGTTCGAGGCAGGTGATCTTAAGGGAGACATGGGACGCAAGCCAAAGGCACTGAATGCGCTGGTCCGCAACTGCGTGAACATGTTCGGTGAGTATGACATCGGCTTGGTGGCCACCAATCACAGCTACGCAAGCCAGGACATGTTTGATCCCGACGACAAGATTTCCGGCGGACAGGGCTTCATCTATGCCAGCTCGATCGTGGTGGCCATGCAGAAGCGCAAGCTCAAGGAAGACGAGGACGGCAAGAAGGTAACCGATGTTCGTGGTATCCGCGCCGCCTGCAAGATCATGAAGACCAGATACAACAAACCGTTCGAGCAGGTCGAGATCAAGATTCCCTGGGAAAGCGGCATGGATCCCTACAGCGGTCTCATAGATCTCTTCGAGAAGAAGGGTGTCCTGGTCAAGGATTCGACCAAGATGAAATATGTTGACAAGTCCGGCAAGGAACATAAGTATTTTCGTTCAGCCATCCCCGATGAACTCCTTGATCTGATCATGGAAGAATGGGATGAGACCCGCGTGGTCGAGATCCAGGCAAATGATGGGGACGCCGAAGAAATTGAATGAGGTGCACCATGGAACTATCTGAAGAGACCGTACTAGACATCTGGGAGATGTTCGTAGAACATCTCCCAGCTTCCAAGAGGAATGATCTTGCCGTTCGATTCCTGACGATCTTCGTTGACCAGGAGATCGAGCTTACCGATCTCGAGGACATACGAGGAGAGGACGAGCATCTGGATCATGCGTTTGACGTCCTGATGGAAGAATCCGAGGAATCGGATGGTTACGGGGATAGTGACGAATATGAAGACTGACCTGAGCAGCAGATCCTCCATCTTCAAGCGAGCAAAGACCGTTACCAACCGAGAACCGAGGATGCCCGGTACCATTGATCCGTCATCCATCGAGCAGCGATCAAACCACGTGGTCAACGGAGAGATAGAGGATCTGCTTGACAGGGTTAACCAAGCGATAACCGACAAGGACGAGGCAGCACTACCGTGGTTACAGCTTGAAATACAGGCAAGATCTCTGGTGCTGCTTCGTTTGATGGATCGGAAGATAACCAAGTTTTATGATCAAATTCCGTGATGTTGATGCATGTGGTATAATCGAATCGTTAACGACCTCGCGGAAATACCTTCCGCCGTTGATTACTACAATGCTGAGCTTGCAGGGGCAAGGGATGAAACGAAGATCATCGGGAATCTCGAAAAGAATTCCCAGGAGCTATCCGGTATAACGTCCTACAGATTTGGGCAGTTGCAGGAGATCGAAGCGATCCTCAAGCACCTCAACATCCTGTACGACAAGATGAGAAGCGAACACTATCGTCGATATCTCGAGCGATATCAGCGCGATCTCAGTGATCGATCGATCGAGAAATACATCGACGGCGAGGAAAACATAGTGGGAATGCTCACCCTGATCAACGAGGTAAGCCTGATACGCAACAAGTACCTAGCCCTGATGAAGGGACTAGACATCAAGGCATGGCAGATCGGACACATAGTCAAGCTGCGCGTGGTCGGCATGGAAGATGTCAACCTGGGAACCAAGGGCGGATGAGAGTCATAGAAAGCATGCAACTTGAGGAGGCAACCCTGTCCGATCTTTCCGATCTGGTAGCCGATCTAATCAAGAAGCACGGATCGGATGCCAAGCTATTCTGGCACAGCGAGAGATTCAGCAAGGATTGTTACCTGGTGGTCCACGAGGATTGATGATGCCACAACCATTAAGGGACGATCTCATGGTCCAGGAGCAGATATCCGGCACCTGGCAGCACATGGTCGCGGTGATAATGCTCAATCAGACCGGGCGAAAGCAGGTCAAGTCTACGCTACCGGAATTCCTGCACAGATGGCCGGATGCTGATTCCTTCCTTTCCGCTGACCCTGATGAGGTCATCGAGATCATCAAACCATTGGGAATGTACAATCGCAGGGCAAACACCCTGCGACGGATGACCGAGGATTGGAAGACCTGGGATGGCGATGACGCCGCCGATCTATATGGCATCGGCAGATACGGTAGCGATAGCTATGAGATCTTTTTCAAGAATCGCCGGGACGTGATACCAACCGATCATGAGCTTTGCCGATACCTAGGACTTCCGGATCCCCGGAAATCCAAACGCTCGATTGACTGATCATATAGTTGCCTTAACATAAGCTCTATCAGCACAATCGAGGAGCTAACATGAAAAGCTATGTCCGCGTTATCAGTGGATGCACCAGGCAAAATCTGGACGTTACCGGCCGAGTTTTCGTCCTCCTTCAGCAACCAAAGAAGGACAAGGACGGGACCTACATCGTCGTGGACGGATCCACGTATGCGGACATGCGCAACGGTAGGAGCCGGGTCTATCTGACCAACGGCGTTGAATCCTACGAACCCGCGTCCGAACCGGACATCGTTCGGGCCAATGCCGTTGATGCCGTCGATGAGAAAACCGACGATGAGATCAGGCAGGAGATCGACGAGACGTTCGAGATCCTCAAGGACATGACCACCGCGATCGCGGCCGGGGTCGTCAAGGGCCTGGTGGTTAGCGGCCCAGCCGGCGTTGGTAAGAGCCACACGGTTGAGCAAACCCTCAAGGAGGAGCTCGACGTCATGGCCAAGCTTCGTGGACAAAACAGCATGTTCGAGTGCTTTCACGGTGCCATGAGCGCCAGCGTCCTGTATGAGAAGCTGTGGTTGTTCAAGGATCCGTGCAATGTCCTGGTTTTTGATGATTGCGACGGGGTCCTATATGACGAGGACGCGCTCAACATCCTCAAGGCCGCGCTGGACAGCAAGGCCGTTCGCCAGATACACTGGAACACCAACAGCTATGTTCTCGACAAGAAGGACATCCCCAACAGCTTTGAGTATCGTGGCAGCATAGTCTTCATCACCAACGTGGACTTCACGCAGGTTAGGAGCCCTCGGATACAAAACCACCTGGAGGCCATCGTATCCAGATGCCACTACATGAACCTCGGGATACGCACCGTCCGGGAAAAGATGATACACATCCGCAACGTGGTCGACAAGACCGACATGCTAAAGTCGCATGGGTTTGGTCCGGAAGAAACCGACGAGATCATGGATTACGTGATCAACAATGCCGATCGCCTGCGGGAAGTCAGCCTGCGTAGCTGCCTGAAGGTGGCGGATCTCCGCCGTGCCATGCCCGATCGTTGGCGCCGATTTGCGGACAAGAACGTCCTAAAAGCCGCATGAGGTAATTCGCGTAGTCCTCACGGGTGCTATATAATAAGCGCTCGTGAGGACAACATGGTAAAAACAGCTGAAATAATCATCATCGATGAATGCACGGCAAAGATCGAGGGTCTAGACCTGGTAACCAGGCGGGCTTGCGTCAATGCGGTCAAGTATTTCCTCCCTCATGCCAGATACAGCCCGGCGTATCGGCTTGGACGATGGGACGGGACGCAAAGCTTCTGCACCCTTGGTGGTAGGACATACCTCAATCTCCTTGACAAGATACTGCCCGTCGTCGTAGATAGCGGATACGAGATCGAGATACAGGACCATCGTGCCAAGCACGAGTTTGAATTTTCCGAGGTTGATGAGAACTATCTCAGCCACATCAATTGGCCTGCCGATCATCGAATGGCTGGAGAACCGATAATCCTGCGGGACTACCAGATACAGGCCATCAATGAGTGCGTGAACAACCTGCAGGGCATCAGTATCGCTCCAACCAGTGCCGGCAAGACCATCATCACCGCGAGCCTTAGCCGCATCGCCGAGAAATATGGGCGAACCATCGTTATAGTTCCGAACAAGAACCTCGTGCAGCAAACCGAGGAGGATTATCGAAACATCGGGATGGACGTTGGCGTGCTCTACGGCGATCGCAAGGAATATGATCGGCAACACACCATCTGCACATGGCAGAGCCTCATGGTCCTTGATAAGAAGAACAAGGACGCGCTGGATGATGACCAGCTAGCGGTGTTCCTTGATAACCTGGTCGCGGTGATATGCGACGAGGTACACATGGTGAAGAACATGAACGTCCTGCACGGATTGCTGACCACCACGTTTTCCAACATACCGATACGATGGGGATTGACCGGCACCGTCCCGGAAGAGGAATACAACCAAGTCAGCCTTTACAGCGCGATCGGACCAATCATCGGCAAGCTTTCTGCCAAGGAGCTTCAGGACAAGGGGTATCTTGCCCAGTGCCATGTGAACGTCCTTCAAACGCAGGACGGTGTGGTTTACAACGACTATCAGAGCGAGCTCAAATATCTCGTCACAAACCGTGATCGACTGGGATGGATGGCCAAGAAGATCAAGGAGATATCTGAGACCGGCAACACTTTGGTGCTCATTGATCGCATCGAGACAGGAGAGATACTGCACGAGCTAATAGACGGATCAACGTTCATCAGCGGACAGATGAAAAGCACCAAGCGAAAAGAAGCCTACAAGGAGATCAACCTGGCAGACAACGCTATCATGATCGCTACCTATGGTACCACCAGCACCGGCATTAGCATCAACCGCATATTCAACCTGGTGCTGGTTGAACCAGGCAAGAGCTTCGTCAGGGTGATCCAGAGCATCGGGCGAGGGTTGCGCAAGGCCGACGACAAGGATGCCGTTGAGATCTTTGACATTTCGAGCAAGTGCAAGTTTTCCAATCGACATCTATTGAAGAGGAAAAAATTCTACGGGGATGTTCAATACCCGTTCACACAAACGAAGATCACCTATTAACCAATTCATGATTGGATGATCTTTGGCGTAAATATCTGCCCACATTAAGGCAGAAAAATGAGAATTTTGACCAACGATAATCGTGCCTACAACATAAGCCAAATACCGGACAAGGTCGATGATGTGAGATATTGCGTTCTCGACTATTCAAATCAAAATGATGTTGATTATTATTTCCTGCCGCTGATCTTCCTGGAAAGCTTCCATAGCCCCTGCATCGACATTCTCATCGGTAATCATAGCATACAGATGCCATTGGACTGGAGCGTGATCATAGGGGACATGAACCTAGGAGATCTCGAGCTCATGCCATTGGTATATCTGATGGACAAGGATTTTGACGTGTTTTGCTTCAATCCCATCAGGGGATACATGCCAAAATTCCAGAGGCTGGAGATCGTAAACACCTGGCCGGATGTCAAATGGTATTTTCCAAAGTTGAAGAATGGCCATCTCCTGGCCATTCCGCTTGAGGAAGGTGACAATCCGATGTGTGCGTTTTTTGCCAAGGAGACCGGAAAGATACCGGACAATATTGATATCAGAAAGCTATTTTGAACGTCGGACAGCAGAACCCCCGATGATTTCGCTCGGGCTAATATCATCGGGGGTTCGCCGAGTCTGCCTGGACCTTTTGGGTCAGGGCATGTGTTTACGAGGTTTGCAGCTTGGCCTGTCCGCTGGTCGGCGTAACGGTGCTATCAACCCATTCGTATGTGTTATTGTTATCAAAGGTGGTTACCGTGAGATTACGTATCTCGGCAGCATATTCAACGCTTGCTAGAGTGGAAACCGTGACTGCTGGCGCCGAATTGGTATAACCACTTCCTGGATGCGTAACGGTAATACCCGTGACGCTGCCAGCCGCATTAACGGTGCCAAGTGCTTGTGCATTACCAGCAACATCAACAACAACAGCTTGATATCCGCTGCCACCGTTGGTGACTCGCACCGATGCAACTTCCCAGCCAACGGTTGCGGTTGCACCGGTACCCTTGGCGCTGCCTGTAAGGGCAACTGGATTTGCCGGAGCAGAGCTATAGTCTCCCCGATTGGTAATGGACAGTGACGCAACATCCCAGCGAACATCAAACGTAGCTCCGGTGGCCCATGCGTTTGTGGTGACGCTGCTGCTATACGGTGTGGTGTTGGTCACGCTGACATTGGTAACATATCCAGGCGTGGTGTATGACAATCCGTTGACGTTGCCGTTACCAGTGGTGCTGGCAACCGTGACAACCACCGGGGTATCATATCCGGCATGTGCCCAGATGAATCGATCTCCTACGGTGTATCCAGGACCGGAACCGGCATTTGCGATCGCGCTGCCGAGGGTCACACCGATAACGGTTAGATTTGCTCTCTGGGATGCTGTACCGCTGCTTGGATAAATGATCTGTCCTGGGACATAGAAGTGTGTGGTATCGCCTGTGCCAGCAGTGGCCACCGTTGCTGTGCCAACGCCGAGATTGGCATTTGCAGCAGCGGCACCGGATCCGCCGGCACCGTATGGTGTTACAGTGATATTGGCCTCACCTGGCTGCAATGCAACCCCACCTTGGGATAGCTGCACCCGGCCACTGGACAACCCGTCCTGGGCAACCATTTCGTATGTATTGGTAGCAACCTGCCTGTTGATCCATGCTGTTACCGGTCCAGTAGCGCCACCAAAATATGCGGTAGCTTGTATCTGTTGTCCAGATTGGCTGGTATTGCCAATGTATCTCTTATTAACGGGGCGTCCCATATTGTTTCTCCTTTGTTGCCGTTCTAGGGCTACGCGGTTGGGAACCGCATAATCGTTACAACGTTCTTCTATTTAGCTGATCAACGGATAAATGTGCCGATATTTGGCTCTTGCGATACCAGCGACCTTAAGTAACAATATAGCTTCGACGGAGTGTTGAAATGCCAGACAGATATCAAATTTTTCGCTATTATATCAGAGATGACAGGCGAGAGATCCTGCATGAGGATCTTTCGTGGGATGAGGCTTCAAAACACTTAAATGGCCTAGAAACCAGGTTTGATTTGACCATTTTGGTTGAATCAAAGTACGGACCTACGGTCCGTGGTGAGACTGCTGGGATCGCATTGATGAACGGAAATCATGATGGCCGCTAAGAAAACCTATAAGCTTGATCTAAGCACGGTGCTACAAGCACTAGATCGAAAAGATCTGGATTTCTATTCCAATCTAAGCGAGGAAGAGAAGAAGGCATATGTGCCCTTGGTCCTAATGCGATACATGAGCTCTCTAACTGACCAAAGCCAGATGACCGCATATGCAGTCATTGCTACAAACGATTTGGTCAACATTGGATTTTGGGAACTCAGCAAGCATCCGGAACTACAGCATCTGTTGCTTTGCTTGGCCGGTCTCGGTGGCAAGCAGTATCGGCCTTGGCTGGCCTCCAAAAGAAAAAGGAAATCCAACAAGATCGATGACTGGCTTCTGGAAAGATTCCCTGACCTGAATGAGGACGAACTTGTTCTGTTCAAATCCAACTACGATACCAAGTCCTGGGCTGCCTTCGTGAAAAGCAGCGGAGTGGATGATTCGGAGGTCAAGGAGATGGTCGATGCTTGGAAAAAGAATGAAGCATGAGTGACCATGTTTGTGAGTTCTGCAAGCGTTCCTTTGTGAAAGAACTGAATCTGATAAACCATAGCTGCGAAAAAAAGAGGAGATGGTTCCAGCGCGACGAACCGCATGCTAGGCTTGGTTTCATGGCGTGGAGCAGATTCTATGAGCTGAACAGATTTGGAAAGACATCAGATTTCAGGAACAGCTATCGTAATTTCATCGACAGCCAATATTACAACGCATTCATGAGATTTGGTCGGCACATACGAGATCTGAACGCCGTCGAGCCTGCCAAGCTGATAGATTACGTGATCAAGAACAATCTTCCGATCGACAAATGGACGCATGATTTCGTTTA